AATGTGCAGGAATGGTTTTCAGCCCATCAGCAGTGATGAGACCGGACTGGACTGTTTCATCAAATCTGAAGACGGCATCACCTGGGTGGTGTTCCGTGGAACCGAGACGAATCAGTTGAATGATGTATGCACGGACCTGATGACCTTTCGGGTCAAGACGCCGTTCCTTCCTGACGAGTGTCGGGTTCATGCGGGTTTCCTGACTCAGTACATGAGTGGTCGCACGTTGATCATCGACACGGTCAAGTACATGGCAAACCCCAAGGTGGTCTGTACGGGTCATTCACTTGGCGGTGCGCTTTCTACGCTCTGTGCCCTGGATGTGGAGCAAAATGCTGAGGGTGATGTGGAGACATACTGTGTGACCTACGGATCGCCACGGGTTGGAGGAGGTCACTTCCGAAACCTCTTTGACGCGGTGATTGACAACAGTTTCCGATTCGTGGATGTGAACGATCCTATCCCTCGAGTTCCTTTGCGTGCTTGGGGATTCAAACACGTAAAGGGATGTTTCATTACCAGTCCCTACGGCTACAAGCCTGACCTCGAGCAACTCGAGGCTTCTTCTCTAGCCTGTTGTGCGGTCGCTGACCACGGGATTGAACTCTATGAAGCTGCTGTGAACTTTACTCCATCAGCTGAGCCTTGAGCAGATCGAACTCTTCGTCTGTAAGGATGGGAGCGGACTTTGCGATGGCCTTCTCGGGCTTGGCTTCTGCTGGCATCTTATCCTCCGTAGGAGCGGGCTCGGCGGGCTTCTCCTCGGCCTTGGCGGGCACTTCGGTAACCTCCTTCTTGGGCTCCTCCTCTCCCTCAAGACCCTCGCGCGGTGCCATGAGCTGCAGGATTGTCATGATAAAGAAAGAGATAGACACAATGGTAGCCCAGGTGTTGCAACTGCCCGCGGTGAGGCAATTCACGTTGTAGACTGCGAGCGCACCTGACAGAAGCAGAACTGCGGCGTCCATAATACGGAGCTTGTATGCTGAAGCCAGAACTGGCAGGATGGCGGCGAAAGCGACGATCATAGCCTGCTGGGACAGCTTGGGCATCTTCATGTTCATCTTCATATTTGTAATTATCACATATTATTTTTGGCAATACCCCACCGTTCACAATCTTCGGCTGTGAAGTATATGTCTTTCTTGAGCAACTTGTTCAATTTGTCTTCTGGGATTTGTGTATACTGGGTATAAATCTTGCGCAGGGTCTCCATGAGTTTGTCACAATTTTTGATCTCGTCCTTGAGTTCTTCATACTTGCCCATGGCTCCTGTGGAAAGTTGGTGGATGAGCAGGTGGGCATGGGGCATGATCCTGCGATTCTTGGAACCCATCAATACGAAGGTGGCTGCACTTGCACAAAACCCATCCGCGACTGTGACCAACTTGATCTTGAGTCTCCTGAGGTGATCCATACAGCTTAGTCCTGCAAAGAAGTCGCCTCCATCGCTCCTGACGTAAAGCGTAATTTTAGGTTTGTATTCCCTGACACCTAGGAGTTTCCTTTCCAACGTCTTCACCTGGACGATCAAGTCGTGCATAGATTCATCGGAAATTTCACCAGTGAAGTGGATATCATTTCCTATGGTGTCGATGTTGTAGTTCTCGCCGCCGATACCATCATCGCTTCCGTCGTCAGACTCATCATCTCTGGCATAAGGACGTCTCATTGTTCTACAAAGACCTGTTCTCTCTCCTTTAACTTAAGTTTCAAATCTTTCATGACATCATTTTTGACTTTCATTCCCATGGATGTTTGATTAATTAGATGAATACCAGTTGAATTTGTACAATATTCTGGTATAAGTTCTGGTTTATATCTTAAAACTTGTAGTGTCTCTTGGTCTGAATATTTCCAGTGTTTTTCCATTGATTTTTTAAGTCGCATATTGAAATCTTTTGTCCATACACGCGCGCATGTAATTTTTTTAGAAGGTATTCTATTTTTTATAATTTTACAAGGACCTAGAATAGCAGAAACAATGAAATGTTGATGAATTTGTTCATTATACATAGATGAATACATTATTGTGTCCCAATAATCTGCTTCGACCAAGTAATCTGCTATTTTGGATATTTCATTAATGGTTATTCCTGTCGCGTTGATGTAGTTTTCCTGAACAATACCCATGCGATTTCCTGGTTCTTCTAATGAACTTTTTAGCAAGTCATTGAAATTAAATTTTCCTTTTTCTGTTAAAATTTCGTCCATAAATTCCTTAGTAGTTTTGAATAGGTCTCTTTGGTGGAACGTTTCCACGACCTCTTTTATATTTTCTGGTTCGATGGTTTGATCTTGTATTTGAATGGTGTCTATTTTGTTTTCGCAAGGTATAAAAATTCTTGAATGTATGGTTTTTCTTGTCTGCTGAATCCAGCGCCATCCTGGAAGTTCATTTTTGATCATGGATGCATCATCCATAACGATATCTGCCTTGCTAAATCTTATGAAATCGAAAAAGTTCTCGGTGAGATTTTGGGAACGTAACGTATCTGTCCCAACATAGACCGCCGACGCACCCAACGTCTTGCAAATTTGCGCTGTAGACCAGTCCTTGACTAGAAATATTTTACCCGGATCGCATTTGTCAAAGATATTATCTTTTTTGGTTTTAAGAAACTTGTCCATGAGCAAGGAGGAGGAACGGGATTTAACTACTCAAGCACTAGAAATGATTTTCAGTCACCCAGACATACACACGCGTCTGTGGAAACCACTTAGGTTACATCTGACCTATTATTTAACTTGCACGGCGATCATTCATACAATCACCATCACCATATTGATCATCATTCTGTGGAAGATCATGCGAAGTTCACGTTACACGGCCTCATCGGCGTAGGATGCCAGGACGCCATTCAGCAGACTGAAGAACAAAAGGGTTCCGATCCACTGGAAGATTTCCCTGCCCTGAGGAAACTGCAACTTGGTCAGCTTGTTCTTGCCAATGTTGTAGTGCACAAGCCCTTCAATGAAGAAGACAATGAAGGTAGTTAAAGCGACGACGCCAATCATTTATAATTCTGGAGATTAATATTAAGGATGCAGATCTTCGTGAAGACATTGACAGGCAAAACTATTACGCTAGAGGTTGATTCCTCGGATTCGATTGACAACGTGAAGGCAAAGATTCAAGACAAGGAAGGTATCCCTCCTGATCAGCAGCGTTTGATCTTCGCAGGAAAGCAGTTGGAGGACGGTCGGACCCTTTCGGACTACAACATCCAGAAGGAGTCCACGCTCCATCTGGTGCTTCGTCTGCGCGGTGGAATAATTGAACCGTCATTAATCGCATTGGCGAAAAAGTACAACTGTGACAAGCAGGTGTGTCGCAAGTGCTACGCTCGTCTTCCACTCAAGGCAACCAACTGCCGCAAGCGCGGGTGTGGTCACTCGAGCGATCTTCGTTTAAAGAAAAAGGGCGCCCAATAGAAAATGAAGACCACGACTGAGATTATGCACCAGAATCTTGGGTTGGTTCATAAGCTTTCCTACAGATATCAGCGACCTGGTATTTCTAGGAAGGATCTTGTTCAGGAGGGGACGTTGGGATTGCATAGGGCAATAGTGAAGTATGACCCAGCCAGGGGAGTCAAGCTATCAACCTATGCTTATCCATGGATAAAGTCATACATGTCAAGGTATGTTCAGAAGACCAGGAAGGCTATGGACTACCTTCCTGTGGCTGAGGTATACAACCCTGAACCAGAATCAGAATCACTAAATGAGGTAGATATCATGGCGTGTTTGAATCATGGCGAGAGGGCGATCATATCGTATCTTTACATAAACAAACTAACGGTTGATCAAGTTGCACAGATATTGGATATTGCTCCGACTCAGGTCAGACGATATCAACAGCGTGCTGTAGAAAAATTGCGTCAGTGTAGGCTCAAATGATTATTTTTCAATATTAGAAATGGAAATGTACGATTTGAACAACAGTGGTGGCGGTGGCGGAACACCTCTTACATACAGCCCAAAGATCCCTGATAATGGTGCTGGGGTGGGTCTGAATGTTCCGAAGCCAACGAAATCCACCGAAAGAGATACTGGTTACGAAGCACAGAGAGCAGTATTGGATCGAAAAAATAATAATGTACAACAGCAAGATAACCCGATGCTGATGAGTAGTATGGCATTTTCCACTCCCATCTCGGATCTTGATTACGAGGAGCCCATGAACAATCACATGTCAACTGACATGCACACCGTGATTCCTCCCCAGGCGTCTATCGCCCCCCACGAGATGCTCATGGCTCAGCCCGCTCATAAGGTACAGCAGAGGCCGCCCACACCTGAACCTTCCACGCCCGCGGTGGTCGAGGAGAAGAAGTTTCCTCTCGGTTTGACCAAGGAGCAGTACGAGGCTCTGATTGTTGCGGCGTTGGTTGCTCTGGTATTCTATCCTGACGTTCAGGCGAAGTTGGCAGTCTACATCCCCAACTTCATGTCCAAGGACGGATCTCGCAGCATGGCCGGTCTGGCTGTCAGCGGTCTTATTGTCGCGGTCGGTTTCTATATGGCCCGTAGGTACTTTGTTGACAAGTAATTTTTTACGGATCAACAAAAACTCTCCGAATGGGTTTCGATCCCATCACCTCAAGATTAACAGTCTTGCGCTCTACCTAATGAGCTACCGGAGAACAATGTGAAATCACCCAGGCAATCCACTCCATAAGAGGCTACCTCGGCTTAAACTTCACATTGTTATCTTGGACTTTATGTTTAACTATTTGACGCATGAAGAAATCTCCTGACATCAAGATGAGCGGAAGGGGTCCGAACATCAGGATGGTCGGAGCTATGGAGATGGCTACGCCTACCTTCTGACTTAAAGAAAGCTCCTCCATATATAGTAATGTATGGTTATTCTGTTTGGCTTGTGCCACTGAATCATCGTCTTCTGACCAAGGTCTACAAGTTTAGGCACATTCCACACATCACCATCTCGACCAATCACAGAACCATCCCTGACCCCGAAAATCTTGGACGTCTCTATGATGTTGTGAATTTCAAGCCTTACGGAAAGATCGGAAAGCAGTATACGGTCGATCCTCTGCATGCACTTGGTTGGGAGTGCGACGTAGAGGATCTGGACATTCACCACACGCCTCACATGAGTCACGTGTATTCATTTTATCCTTATGACAAGGTGTTTCCTGTGTATCCAACACCGATCCGTTTGATCGCGGAGGTCTGTGTGGCGGACACCAGATCCCCAGATTGGGAGGAGTGGAAAATAATTAAAGAAAAGATTCCAAGATAAAGTACAATGGCTTTTTTACCTTTTCTTCGGCATGGCGATCTTTATGACCTTCTGGACACGACGTCCAAGGTTCTGAATGAGCTTCCTAACATGGAGAAGCAGTTTAATACTAAATTGGCTGACAGATATCTATACAAGCGTACCCACACCACCGATGAAGGTTTCGAGATTGAGATGCACCTTCCAGGCGTTGGTAAGGACAATATTCACATCATGCTTTCTTCTGACGATCATGAGGTGACAGTGGGTTATGGTGAGAATAAGAGTACCTCATTCGATTTGCCCAGTTACGTGGATGTATCGGATGAGGGGTACAAGGCGAGTTACGTGGACGGCGTTCTTCGTCTGTTCTTCAAAATGCGAACTTCGGACAAGAAGCGTCGCGAGATCAGGCTTGATTAGACGAACATTGTTCCACCAAGGCCACCTTGGCATCTAAATAAATTGAAACTTGTAGCATATAGACGGGCTTTCCTTGTAACTGAATTATCAACAAGAGTTAATTCAAATAATTGTTTAGAAATACGACTCATATTGACGGTTCCTGAAGGAAATGGTCCCGAATCCTGTCCTACACTAAATATATTCACCTTATAACTCGGTGTTTGTATATAGTGTTCATAAGCTTGAATGGCTCTCATTGTCATTTGATCAATGTCAAAATAGTTTTGACCATTGAAAAACAGCTTCCATCGTGTGACTTGGTCGTTTGAAAAACTTGAATATTCAGCTGCATCAACACCTGAACTGTAGTCAAATAATCCCACAGTACCTGAGTCATTTTGCACGACCAATAAAAATTCCTTTACTGGATTTTGAAATTCGGTTCTGAAACGTATTTGATTGAGATCATTTAAAGTCACACGTGCCAATTGTGTTTGTTTTATGATGTAATCCAATTGTTTACCGAGAAAGAATTTACGATGTTCATTTTCAAGATAAATTGCTTGTAAATTGAGTTCCAATTTCGGTGTGCCAACATTTCCTAGTTCTGATTGTTTTCTAAGAAAAATTCTGACTTCGATTCGGTGGCGATTCAGGGCCAAAAGTGGGAATGAATTTTCGTAACCTCGTCCAAAAAAAGGCAATTCAAGTGAACATGCGGTTCCAGGAACAATTGTGCCATAACTTGTGGGTGTAACCGAACGATTTAACAATACATCGTTACTTTGACGAATTCTTTGTGAATCTGTTAGATCGGACATAATGGCCATATATTCTCCAGTAAGGCTAACTATGGTTTGACCTCCGACAACAAGATCCGCTCTTTCTACAAATGAATGAGCTGTATCTTGTGGAAATGGTTGATTGGTATCAAAAATAAAATTTAAAAAGAATCCAGAAATAATGTCACATGTGTCATTATCTATGGTACATATTATAGATTCTCCCCAGTAAAAGTTAGAATCGAAGGGAAGTCTTAATATTTCAGCAGTATATTTCGCACGATCCGTAAATACCTTTTGATAAAATGATACTTCAGGGTTCCCAGTTAAAAATGTATCCTGAAATCCTGTGACAGCAAGCTGCATCTTATTATGATGTGTTAAAAAAAGATTCAAAAAAATACGTGTAGACTAATAGACATGAATGTTCAGCTTAAAAAATTTAACCCAGCTTCAATGGGCGATGACAAAGTTTGTGTATTTATTGGAAAGCGTGGCACAGGAAAATCAACCTTGGTGACAGATATTCTCTATCATAAAAAACATCTTCCCGCGGGCGTGGTGATGTCAGCGACCGAAGAAGGAAATCACTGGTATCAGCAGTTCATTCCCGACTTATTCATATACGGTGAATACGACAAGGACATCATCGAAAGGGTTATCGAAAGACAGAGAAAAATGGTGAATATGAAGCCACCCCCTGGTAGGAGCGAATTAACATCCAGAGATATTGGAGCCTTTATATTGATGGACGACTGCATGTATGATCGACGGTTTCTAAAGGATGCGTGTATTCGCCAGTGCTTCATGAACGGTCGCCATTGGAAAATTTTCTTTATGTTAACGATGCAGTACTGCATGGACCTCAGCCCTGATTTGCGCGCGAACGTCGATTATGTATTCATCGCTCGAGAAAATGTAATCCAGAACCGAGAAAAGTTATATAAGGCCTTCTTTGGCATCTTCCCAAATTTCGACATGTTCAACCAGGTCATGACTGCGTGTACTGAAAACTATGAAGTTTTGGTCTTGGACAACACCAGCAAGTCCAATCGGATCGAAGACTGTGTATTTTGGTACAAGGCCAAGATACACCAAAATTTCAGAGTGGGGTCACAGCAATTCTGGAATCTCCATCAGAAGACCTACAAAAAAACAGGAGGCGCCACTAAACCAGGTCAAGATCCTAATGATGTCAAACGCAATCGCAACTCCCAAACCCTACAAGTGAAGAAGTTGAAATAATTATTCAGGGTTAACAACAAGTCCCAATCGGGCATTGGAAACAGAGGTACAACAATGGAGGACAAGGCTGTTGCTCTCATGACAAACGCGCTCAACTCGACAGGTTTGGTGAGCGAAGCCAAGGTGAACACGTTGGCAACTCATCTCTCTAAGGGTGCCAAAAACTGGTGCATAAAGCAAATGAAACCTGGTGATGTGAACGAAAATCAGAAGGAGATACAGAAGTACAACTCAAAGATTTGGATGGAATATCTCGCCAAAAGGAACTACATATTCGATAATACCGAAAATGGAATAGTCAAGCGTAGGACTCCATTGGTGATAAAGCAAGAACGTCTTTTGGAAATCGAAAACCAGATGATTGGCGAAACCTTTGTGCCACCCACCAAAAAGATCAACAAGAGGCTGTTGGACCAGGCTCGTCTCAAACGTCTACTCACTTTGGTCAAGAAAGACATAGAAGAAATAGATACGGAGATGAAAGGTTTGTCAATGATCAATCAAAAATTGGAACGCTACTTCATTCGTAGACCTTCCTTGAAGCCAAAGATCTTCATCAATCAGGAACAAGAATACCTCGACCTTCCCAACATAACCAAAAGAAAACGTATTATCAAGCGACTTTTGCACCTTCTGAATATGAAACGTTTCAAAAAAATGAAAAACATTCGTGAAAAACTTACTCAAGTTCGCAGGGACACAATGACCAAACTGGTTCAGTTACGACGCGAAATCTTCATAAACTCGGATGAATGTTGGGTGCGTGCAGTAAGGGCATCAGTTTTTGACAAAAAACATGCTAATGACGAACTCAAAGCCGAGCACGCCAAGCTCTCGGAACACATTTCATCAAATTTGAGCGACTACATGATCGAAATTCCAAAGCCATTCAAAAATGCCACGGTAATCTCCGAGAGAGATACACGAGCAAATTGGAAAAATCCAGAATTTGTACGACTTTATACAAGCCGTGTTCGTTCACTGGTCTACGCGATCCGCAACAACGACAAGTCCAAGTTTCTGGACAGAATCAAATCAGGCGAACTCAAGCCAAATACTTTCGACACCAAAGAGATATGGGATCTTTGGTACCAGGAACCCAAAAAGGAGGTGGTGGAAAAGAAACCAGAAGAATACGACGATGGTATGTTCAAATGTGGCAAGTGCAAGTCCATGAAAACCTCATATGTGGAAAAACAGACACGATCCGCAGATGAGCCTATGACATTGTTTATCACCTGTAGGATGTGTGGTCACGTAATGAAACGTTAAAGAATAAACATGGAAGGTATTTAGAATGTGTAGCATCTGTGGCGAAGACATTCAATTTGTCTGTAAAGCCAATGTACGTTGTGGTCATCACGTTCATCATGAATGTCGTAGAAACCTAATTTCATTAACAAAATGTTCAATATGTAATAAAAATATACTTGATAAAACTGATGTCCACTTGAGTGACAGAGATGAATTTTGTCACAAGCGATGTGAAATCAATGCGCGACGCTATTATCCACCTTGTCCAGTGGAAGGATGTGGTATGGCTCTACACAAGTATCACGTGATCACAAACAAACAGTGTCAAGATCTCATCATGAAACTCGAAGGAAAGACATATGAAGAACGCATAGCGATCTACCTTTCTTACGGGTTTCGCGAAGAT